CAACGAATCCAGGAATAGTTGAATCTTTGAAACCGATAGGGCTTGTGTTCCCGTTGCTGTGTGTCCAAGTAGCACGAAATCAGCTAGTAGAGACATCGCAATTCTTTGATCGTATCTTTGGATGATTGCGTTCGTGTCGAACTGGCGACGCCCACCGGTGGAAAGTAGCTTCAGGTCGTAGGCGAGATTTCCGGTATCTGGATCGTAAGCGAGTGGGAAAACAATGCCTTCTTGCTCATCTCTTTTGATATTCCTTACTAACTGTTTGATTGCATCAAGCGCAGCGGTTTCGGCTGCTGTTGCGTTATCGCTTAACAGTTGAGGCGGAACCATAGCAACCGGCATGCCAGCCAAGTCTCGTTCGATACCGATGGCTTCAATTTCTTGGATTTTGGTTTTGTAATACCACGGAATGAAAGCGTTTCTAAGAACTGACCGTCCACGAGGGTTATTGTATTTTGTGGATGTTCTAAATAAAAGCATTTTATGGATCGGAATGAAGACGTTATCCCGTCCCCATGTTTCACCGAGTTCTTGCTGCTGGATGAATCCGTTAATGCCACCGTTTTTATCGATGTCCCAATCGTAAACGGTTGACTGTCCACGGATAGGCAGCTTCTTCCATCCAATAAGGTTGTCGTCATATTTAGAGGGTGAGTCAGCTTCGTACCCTTCACGTCGTTTGTACACAATTTCGTGGATAGAGAAGCCGTAAGTCAAGAACGATAGAATCGAGGACAACGTATCATCCCAGGAAACCGACATATCACTCATGCAGCTAGAAACAAACTCGGCGTACTTAAGTGCTTCTTCATCTTCTACATCTGAAGCATCAACTGACCAATCAACTTTTCGCATCAGCATTTCTATTGCGTGCATAATTGCACCGACTACAGGATCGTTGTCTGCCATCTCTCTATAGTTGGCGATTCCCCGCCTGCCTTGTAGCTGCTGTATGAAATCTTCTTGGACCTGCCCACCATATTGGATTAGCCCAGCGGAGCCGAGTTCCATGAAGTCAGTTGACGTAGGTTTAGCTTTACCGATGTTTCGGGTGTAGCCCTCTTCAGCCATGCGCTTCTCCGTTACGGTTATGTTACGACCTTAGCCGTTCAACGTCTTAAGGCTATGCGGCGTCACATAAATGTAACAAATGTTCATCGCACTTTCCATTGGGACGGGGCAGTCATCGAGAACGGCGCAACCGTTGGGGCTACACGAGAACCACTGACCATCAACTCAGAACAGGCCCAAACCAAAGCATCTAACCGGTCAGGAGACGCCGAAATATCAGGCACCCAGGAACACAACTGATCTTCCAACAAAGAATAGAACCCAAGGTGGTGTATTTTCCCTTGCTCATACAAAGCCACAACAGGCTCAGCGCGAGTCCTTTTGCCCCTCGAAGCGTGAACCATTTTCACTGGGACTGTTTCATCAACTGTGCGTAACGTGTGGAGAACCATGTCTCCGCCTTGGTTTGATTCGGCTACTATCTGATCTGCTTTATGTCGATGGTATGCGGCGATCGCTGCCCGGCCCCAATCATTCGGGCTACCTCTGAGGGTCGAATCGTCGAGAACGTACCCATGCCCATCAGTGCCGAGGCCAACCGTGACGATACCTGTTTCCGAGCTTTCAGCTTTACCGCCCGCAGCCGGGTCAATGGCAACCACTACCCTCACAAATTCTGGAGGAGTGCTGACACGGTTGTTTTCCAACATGTCTCGATCCCATAAAGCGCCCTCAATATCGTCAAGGACTTCAGCGTAAAGCTCCTGTAACCCTAAGCGTGTCCCTTCGTACCGGGCCAAGATTTCAGACAGAAATGATGGAGCTAAGTTGTCTTTATTGTCGAACGTAGACCCCCTAGTAATGTGGATACTGTCATCTTTAAGGGCTAGGAGCCGCCGGATTAAAGGTATTGGTTTTGGCGTGGTAGTTGCGACTACCCGTGGGTATGCTCCAATACGTAGCCCAAACATCAGCATGTCCCACGCTTCAGGGTACCGCCATGCTGCAAGCTCATCCGCCCAAGCTAGATCATGGTTAGGGCCACGAAGTCGATCTGGTTCATCTGCTGTAAATGCTGAAGCGATCGCCCCATTATGAAAGGTGACACGCCTTTTAGATGGTTCATATCTCGGTCTTTGGTGCGCTGGGTAGATACCCAGGAGGCCCGATTCGCCTTCTATCATCGTATCCCTGACATCAGCGGCAGTCGGCCCGACCAAAGCCAAATGATGGGTGTTCCCGGCGTCAACCTGTTCCCTTATGAACTCCGCTCCAGTACGAGTTTTCCCCCAGCCACGACCAGCCAAAATAAGCCAAACACGCCAAGCGCCTTCCGGTGTCCCTTGGCTAGGCCGTCGGTGAACCCCCCAACCTGTTAAATATGCCTCAACTTCTTCATCAGGCATAATCGAAAGCATTTTTTCCTTATACCTTGCCCCGTCTTCTTCGTCACGAATACGCTGCTGGAATACGTTCCACTTAGACGCTTGCACATCTGTCACGTTTCCCCCTCAGTGTTAGCCTTCACGACAGGGTATAAGCCCGTATCAGGCGTTTTTGCTGCTTCCAGTGCAGCTTGTGCGTCTTCTTCATCCAAAAGCCTCTGAGCCTCATCTAGGCGGTCTTGGAACATTTTGCCCACATCAGTTATTACAGGGCCGCCCCCTTGCCCCGATATTTCCATCTGCTTAGGTGCATCCAAACCAAGCAAGCCCCTCCTGTTACGGGAAACATTCACGGCACCAGCAATAGCATTCTCAACATCAGGAGAATAATTCATTTGCCGCTGCACATTCCCATCACTCCCCACGACTTGTTCCGTGTTCTCGCGCTCCGCAGCTAAAAGCTGTTGCAAAGACGACTGCCACAAACGCTCCAACCGTTCATTCTCTATCAAGCGGGCTTCTTGTGTAGCTTCTTGCCCCCACCATTTCAAAGCCGCCCTATACGCTTCAAATGCCCCTTGGCGTGAGGCATACCCGACTCGTTCTGCAATCACATCGAACGTAAGGCCATCACGCTTGAGCCTGATGACTTCACGGTATTTCGCTGCTGTTTCTGGTGTCAGGTTTTTCGGTCTTGGTCCCATATTTGTCCAGAGCTTAGTGTCCAGAGCTACTTTCTTGTAGTAATCGGTGTTGCGTAATCAATTATTTCCGCTAGTTGTTCTGCGATTATCTCTTCCGTTTGGGCACCATCTACGGTTTCATGGCGTAACCCAGACAGTTTGAGTTGTCTAAGGTTGTGGGTCTTTGTGGCCCTACCGTTCCACCACGATTCTTGTTGTGGTGATATGCCAAGTTCATCGGCTCGATCCAGCATCCGTTGGTATGCAGTGATTGCCGGTAGATCGATTGTTACAAGAACTGTTTGCCCAACTTCAGCAGCGGCGATTAGAAACTTCTTGTTTGCGAGTCGATCACCTTCCCCTAATACGAGGCGAGCTTTAGTGGATTGTACGAACTTAATTGCTTTTGGGTTCACACCTAAAGACAATGTGTCCGTGCCAGGGAACTTAGAACGCTGTTTGCCGAGCAGGGCAACTTGCGGTTTTTCGTACCATGAGTATGCGAAAGGTTGTGTGCGTAGCCCTGGTGCATCCCAACCGAGATTTTCAACCGCTCCGGCGAGTGCAGTTGATTTACCAGCGCCTGGGACACCTATCAGGTAGACGGTTGTAGTCACGATTTTGATGAAAGTGGCTTTATTGTCATCATCTGATGTAATGCCGCTAATGTGCGGTGGGGCCGATACTGTTCAAGAAATTGCACGAAATGATCGTTAGCAAGCGAATTGGGTCGAGTGCCTCTAACGTGTTCTAGCGCATCTCTTCCTGAAACTTGAGCTAAATCAGAATACGCTAAACCTGTGACCAATGCTGCCCTGTTGCGCCCTGCATTGCAGTGCGTAAGGACTGGTTCGCTGTTTCCAGCATGTTCGACGACGTACTCTTTCGCCCTTAACACATCTTTTATCACTTTGTCATTAAGTTGACCGTCAGGAAGTGGTATGTGAATTGACCTTTCCCCTAGTTGTCGTAGGTGTTCTGGGTATGCAGGGGAAAGCGAAACAACAAAAAATTTGTAACGCCGAAGCCAATCCATATGCGTAGCTAGCGGTTTGCCCCTTGTGTATAGTTTGTGTCCGTAGTAGTAAGTTTTCATCTTTCCCTCTCTTTAGGCTCTGATAAATCCATTTCAGGTGACCACTCATACAAAGTGTCTGTCCACATGTACCCATGTATCGACGGGCATCCGCCGAGGCCTTCCCGCCTGCCTTCCCACCCGTTCAGTTCCCCTAGTGCGAAGTGTGGGAACATATTGGCTCGTATTTCAAGTGAACGAAACGGCACATCTGGCCAGTTAGGTTCAATCTTGGTGATGTGGCCGAGTTCGGAATCGTGCGCCCTTCCAGGGTATTGCCCACCGTCCCATGCTTGCTTGTATTCACATAGCACTACTTCCATCGTGTACCAATCAACTTCAGATGACAGGGCTTCTGCCAAGTCGTTACGAGATATCACGGCCCTTTCATTAGCTATACGGCAGAGCGCTGCGGTGTTACCGCCGTTTAACGCTCGTGCAACATCAGGGTGTAGCCTGGCAAGCATTTCACGAGGAGACCAACCTCCGTGTGGGCGAATATCTGGAAACGGTGGAGTAACAACATCTACACGGTGCAGCGCTTCATATGTCTTGATCGTGGCATAACGACCATTCCCTTGAATCGTCATAAGCTCATTCCACACCCTGTTCGCGTTTTGTTCTATGTGGATTTTTTCAGCACGCACTATGCACCATTCGGCGTAATTGATTAAGTGAGCAGCCAGTTTAGTTGGTGTTCGTATGGCTCGACGTTCTCGCCGCATTGATAAGCCTGGCCATGCTTCTTTGACCCAAGATCTAAATCCGTCTGGATCATTAAGTACTTGGCTGGCACTCGGCCAATAATGATGTATTACTTCCCCAGTTGGAACGTTATATGGAGCAAGGTAACAACCCACCATCCATGCTCGCTCAATCGGTTTCCAAGACGGCTCAATTATCCCTTCGCACACAATACGCATGTGCGGATCAGGCCCTCCTATGGCACGTTCATACCTAGTAAAGTCTGCAAGAAACTGTAAATGGGTTTCAGCCGTTACATCAATTCCCTTCATACTGGTATTAAGCCTCATTCTTCAATAGCATTTCGGTCCTCTTAACCTCATATTTTTCTGTCCTGTCCACTTGCGCCCTTTTAGCTTCTGCGTGAGCAGGTCCGCAGTCTTGACACCTACTTTTTGCGTAATACACGATGCTCATCCGGTATGCGTCTTTCGGGTTGTATCCTCCGCCGTTTTTGAATCTTCGGTCTTCGATACGGCCTGTGTTATGGAAAGGGGTGACACCGTGCCAGAGGGCTTGCCCGTCGAATGTGATTAATGATTTGTTTGGGCATTCGAACGCTACGTTGTATTCGGGTAAATGTAGGTAGCCGCCGGTTATGTGGCGGCGTAGAACCCACATGGATGAGATAGCGCCTTTGATGTTCCCTGAGTCTTTATGGTATGGGAGGGCAGCGGTTTTGTTCATGATTCCGCTTGTCCATGGCGCTTCGGCTAGTAGCCAGTCGTCATGAATTTTGGGGTATACGGCGTCGATTGTGTTTTGCGCTAACTCAGGGACTGTTTCTTGAGCTATTTCCCAAGCGTGTGCTGCCATGTCTCTCAGTAATCCAGCTATCCGCACGTTTTGTGCATCGAACATTGATGTAGTGCACCAAGTTCTTCGCCGTAAAGGTGATGGGGCTTGCGTACCGAATGTTCTGTTAGGGTACATCACCCCTGATAGCCGTGAGGATGCTGCTGCGCCTTCTACGTCGTCATCCCATTTCGTGTATTTATCATGTAGCCATCTGCCAACATACGTCAGGCGGCGTGCCCTATGCTCTTCATGCCTGTTCGTTCGGGCTTCTTCAGCCGGTTGCCCCCTGAAACCTGCGCCCGTGTACGCAACCATTTGGGAAGCTACTGCCTCACCGTTTTCATCAACCAGAATTGCGTTACCTTTAACGATTTTGACGCTCTCCGGTAGCTCTTCGACCCGCTGGTTTTTCGTGTCAGGTTTCCAGTCAGAGTGCTTCACGTTAACTATTTTTGTTTGTAAATGGTCAGGTCGTTTAGCCATCAGAGAACTTCCCTAACAACGTTTTCACTACATCAGCGTTAGAACCTAAACTCAAACCGGTTCTCGCTTTCTCGAACATCCCTACGATTTCGTTGTACTCATCCATCCCATACGGCAAAATGATTGACCTTATCCCGCTCGCTTCGAAGTAACTTTCCTGTTCTTGCGGTGTTCTCGCATCAGCTAACAACTCCCCCAAATCGTCGCTACTAGCGAATTCTAAAGAGAACGCTAAAGCATCATAATCATCTTCTAAATAACCTGTCCCAGCGAAACCGCCCTCAGCGTCCAACGTAGCCGCCAACAAGTCACGTAACGATTGCTCGTCGTAGCCGCCTGCGTCACTCGATTTGTTGTCAACCAGCAGAAGTTTCCTAGCCTCATCATCTGTGCAATCTTGCCAAATGACAGGTATTTCTGTAACTCCTTCAAGCTCCGCCGCTATGAAACGGTGGTTACCGACAATCAAATAGCCAGTAGATTTCTGCGCTATGACTGCTCCATAGAAACCGTTCACACGGATCGACTCACGGATTGCCTCCACATTGCCACGGCGAGCGTTTTCCGGGTGCGGCAACACCTTCCCTGAATCAATTTGTACAACTTCTGTCTGGAACTTACTTTTCATTTATGTTTTCCCTATCCCGTAACGTTCTCGGGCGGTCTTTCCGCCCCAAACTCCATGTCGTATTTTACTTTCCACTGCGAAATCCAAGCACTCTTGCCTTACTGTGCATGCTGCGCACACTTGTTTCCCGATGGCGAACGACCCTTTTTCTGGAAAGAACCACTCGATTGGGGCTGATTTGCATTTCCCGTTTTCGATGATCACATCTGGCATCGGGGATACAGGCTCCCAGTCTTTGTGCCTCTCCCAATAGTGACTGAACTTTGGTTCCCTCGGTAATCGTCGCACTACTCCTAAGTTTCTTTCCTGAACCGTATGAGTTCGTTTTTAGTGAGAGAATCAACACCAGCATCCAGGTCTTTCGTATCTTGGCGCATAAAATCCAACATCGCTTGAAGGCATACACGGCAACGGCACTCTTCCTCCCGGAAACATTCCAAGCCGTGATTCATGCACCCTTTAATACCTCTTTTTCTCGCCGGTAGCGTTGCATATCTTGTTGAATTGTCATTTTGTGTAAACCTGTAGCTGCTGCCATCTTTGGTATCGTTATTTTATTTTGCTGTAACGCAATAAATAATTCTCGGCGTTTCGCACCGAGTTCAACGATTCGTTCTTTGTGGTATTTCATTTCAATC